CTACCCCAAATATACCCCAAAAATACCCCAATGTCAATGACGATACTGTAAACACTTCTTTAATAGAATGTATCATGGTACGGCAAAATAAAACGGGGCACAAGGCCCCGTTTGGAACTGTTCTTCTCAGTCACTCTGCGTAGCGGAGAACCGATACCACATAGAACGTGTAGTCCAGCTTGCTCAACTCTTCCTCAGTCAGTATGGCTCCTTCTGGTAATCTCGTCAGAAGCTGAAACACGATCAACTCGTCTCCGACGTTGAGCTTTATCGTTGCTCTGTTGACTGGAACTTCTACACCCAGCAGCTTTGAAAGCAACTTCGCTGTGCTCTCATGCCCGACGACAGACTCGAACCCTTCGCTCAGTTCCTCTTTCACTTGCTCCAAGGATGGTTTTCTGACGCCAAGCACGCCGCTTGCTTTCAACATGCCGAGACTGAATGCATTTCCTAAGTACCTCAAGCTTAACACCTCCCCTTTAAAAGTAACTGGGTGTTCATCCACATCAGCCCTCTTCTCACGGCTCTCTCCCCTCCTCAATTTCCCTCATAATCTCGGCTATTTCCTCGTCCTGAACTCTGTCGAGTTCCTCCATTGTGCCATCTAACCTAATGATAGTTACTCCCTCTCGTGGTCCACCGTACGTGCGCCCTGTCCTTGACCACGAAAATTTCACATAATCTGCTTCGGTTACTACGAGGGCATGGTGGTTCGTTCCTAAAGATCCTCTTGGCGAGTCATACTTCCAAAACTCGACAACGTCTATTACTGGACTCAGGACTTCAACCCTGCTAGACCCACGATAACCACACTCCATTGAGACCCAGAAACAGTTGTACGGTCCCGGCTTCATGATCTTTGTCCCTTTCTCTGTCGTGACTAACCGCACTCCCGCAAGAGGAAACTCAAGAAAAGCTCCACGCTCGTCCTTCTGTAACAGCTTGTGTGACAGCCAGATTCTTTTCACATCACCGTGACCACAGTCAAGGTACCAATATTCTGTTCCGTCGAAAATCTTCTTGCGCAGTCTAATAGCCTCTGAATTCGATGTATCCTCATAAACCCTCGGCATTTGCACCCCTCCTCACTCATATAGACGCATTCACCCTTCCAAATCTGACACTTCCTGATTGACATAAGAGAGTATCTTTGCCAACGCCCGCTTGCATATTCTCCAAACTGTCCTATCATCTTTCTGCATTCGCCTCGCGATTTCCATATAGCTCAGCGTGACGTATTTTTTCATGCGATCGTACATTTCCCGTTCAAAATCGTGATTAATGAAACGCCAGAAGAGGACTTCAGCCTCCTCTGGCGACAAGACTTTTTCGATCCACGTGTCAACGAGCTTGATCAACGCGGCAGGTTCGATAAGCGACTCGAGTTTGGGCACGCGGTAACCCAACTGATGACAAGACACTTTCTTCAAGTAGTATTCCCCCGCAGGCGGTATCTCAAATTGTATCTCCTTCGTTTGCCTGTCGAAACTGAGATTGACTTTGCTCCTGAACAATACTTGAGCCGCTCCTTTGTAACTTTGCAGAATTTCAATCACTTCTTCCGCTGAGCTTGGAACTCGTAAGAGTTCCACCGTCACGTGACCGTCACCCTCTCGAAAATATCTTTTCTAATTCTCTCGACTCGATCCGCGTCCATAATGTAGAGACTTCCATCTTCCCGGTAAACCTTAAGCTTTCTCCAGCCGAAATACCACCTGATTTCTGCTCTTATTTGTCTCGCTGTTTCCCGTGTCAAAGTGCCCTCGTAAAACAGTGTTTTTTCTCCCCTGTCAATTACGTACACCTTCATTCTTTCACCCCCTCCAGTTCGCGTATATCCGCATCCGCAATCAGCGTGACGCACGCGTTCCGCAAGTTCTTTATCTCGTACACAACTTCGCCCTCAGTTGTATAAAAAGGTGTCATGCTTGCCAATGCCGCGAGCCAATTCCTTGCCTCCTCGATGGACTCAAACACAAAGCAAATCCTTCCATCACGAATTGCTTTTGTCATGCTTTCACCTCCTTGCTTTGAGAAGGTTCTCAAACGTTTCGAGACGCATTATGACAAGGTATGTTTTGTAGTCTTCCTTCACGAAGAGAAAATCTGCATTCTCGATCCACTTGTATAACTGCCTGAACCCACTGCGCCTGATTTTGACCTCTGCCTTGAACCCTTCAATCACCAAATCGTTTTTGAGAAACTCCGTAGCACCACTGAGGGGCACACGAAACACCGAAAACCCCTTCTTTCTCAACTCGAGCACAAGGTTATGTTCGCCCCTGTATCCCTTATTCCTGCTTTTCTTGCCCATACCTATCACCTGCGAGTCTCGTCTGTCGCAAGAGCTTTATCTCTTTCTCGAGGTCGCGTCGCAGACGTCTTTCAACACTCAGTTCCTCTTCAAGGTCCGCGTCGCCCGCAGCGTGCAGAAGCGCCGCAATCGCCACGCCACACAATACACCTACGAAGAACCACACTTCACTCCACCTCCCGCACCAATACAGCTTTTCTCTTGTGCCTGCTTTCTACTTTTCTCTTGGCTTCATCAGGATCATGAGCATAAATTTCTGTATGAGAAACAGTATTTCTGTTTGGGCATTTGAGAATAACCTCAAATTTTCTCAGCTTCCCTTTTTTGTATCTCTCGGCTTTTTCAAGAATGTATTGGTAGATGTCTTCGTCTTCTATATCCGCAAAGTTGACACCATATTCGCTTCTTGCGATCTCATTGAGAATCTTCTCGTCCATACCGGCACCTCCTTACTTTCCACTCGATAGCTTTTCGCGCAGCCATAGCTTTATCTGTCTCACCGTATCCTTGTCTAAATCACCCACATAGAATAGGCTTTTTTTGCCCTTTATTCAAAACGAAAACTTTCATACTCCACCTCCTCTACCTCGAAATCCGCCTCTGTTCTAAGCCGTGCGCCTTCAAACCCCTTAAACACAATAACCACCTCCGTTTGCGTGCGTTTCTAACCTGCAGAGTTAGAAGATTAGAAAGAGGTTAGAAACGTAAACGGGCTTGTGATGAGCGTTTGCGTGCGTTTCTAACCTGCCTTATATATAAGATATTATAGGTTAGAAACGGCTATTAGAAGCCGTTTTTAACCTAACCTATAAGATTAGAAAGATTAGAAAGAGGTTAGAAATCGGAAGCCCGCTTGTAATGAGCGCCACCGCACACACCTCCTCTGCCGAAGTTAGAAAGGTTAGAATGCAGGTTAGAAACTCACTTGATCGCTCTCCAGTAGCCACGTTGCGAAGGTTCTGCCAGACCCTGCTTTTTGAGGTCGCTGAGGATATTCCAGACGGTTTGCTTTGTCGTACCGAGGTTTTTTGCTAATTCTGCTGCGCTCATTTCGTCGTTTTCGTAGAGGAGAGCCAGGACCATATCCTTCAGCGTGCTTCCTGTTATTGCGTTTTCTGCTTCGAGGTTTGTTGTTTCGACAAAAGCTAACCCATCATGCCATCGGATTCTGATCCCGACCGGATCGTGATACCCGAAGTTGCTCTTTCTGTTGTAGAGCGCGTAGATGTATGTTTTCTCGAACGCAGGGTGCTTCCAGCACCTTAGCTCCCAAGTCATACGTGCAAGGTTTTCAAAGAAAATAGATCCGACAGGCATTGCTCCGTCTTCCTTTTCCTTGTGTGCCTTAGAAACGTGTGTGAGGATTAGGACAGTCACGTTCATTTCTGTGATCTTACGGATCTCTTGAAAGAATCTGATCACAGCTCCCGCGTCATTGATATCTCCTCCGATGGCGGGAGCTGCGGAGTCGAGGATGACGAGTTTGATGTTGTGTTCCTGAATGTTTGTGAGGATATTGCCTATTTCATCCGCAAGCGTGTGTGTGGCTCGCAGATACAATGGTGGTTTTTTCTCTTCAACCTCAATCACCATTTGACTGTAGCGCGCCGACATGAGTTGTTTATCCAATTCCCAGTCGACGTAAAGCACGCCGACCGGGTCTTGCTTGTTGTAGTAGAAGTCATACCCGCTCTGTAATAACACGGCAATATAGAGAGCAAATATTGATTTTCCCGCACCGCCGGGGGCATAAATAAGACTCGGAACATTACAGGGAAGAATAGGATAGAGCAGGTAGTTAATAGATGGGTTTTCCGGAAGCTCTTCGAGAGGTTCTGCCAGCTGGGGTTCAAAGTGTTTTTTGTACACTTCTGCTGCGAACCTCTCGAGCAGGATATCCCACTCTACCTGCTCGAATGCCGAACCCTTCGTAAGAGACTGGATGTGTTTGGTGGTTTGTTTTCTACTGTTACTCGAAGTGACGTTGAACCCCCCGATGAACAAGTGATACCACTTGCCACCGGAGAGCGCTCTGATCTTCAGAACGCCCACGATGTGTTCGTCTTTCTCGTGCATCCTCGTGAGATCGAGATAGATGTCTCCCGCGTCGTGTGTGTAAACAGCGCTATAGCCGAGAGGTGTTTTTGTACACTCCAACACGTTTTATCCCTCCTCTAACTCTCGGAGAGCGCTCTGAGTAAATTTTTGTGGTTTTTTTATAGAGCTTTGCTTTTCGCCCCTTTGACTTGCTTTTAGTTTCTTCAATTCCCTAACTACTTCCAGTAGTATTTCCTGCATCTCTACTTGTGATTTTCTGAGCTCTGCAATTTCCTTGAGAAGTTCTTTCACGACGGGATCTGCACGCCCGGAGCGTCTTGGGGTGAGACCCTGAGAGTGGTAATAATCAAGCCAGTCGTCCGAGCAGGGGAAATCAATCATGTCATCATGCATCGGTATTCCTCCTTTCAAGAAGCGAGAGAGTCAATTAACTTTTCAAAGACCGAAGGGCAGGTGCTTATGCCTGCCCATTCAGTTGCATTTGGATCTGTTCAATTTGTTTTTGGAGCTCTCCAATCAGTTGTGAAGCTTGCTCGACCGTAAGTTCCTTCGAGCTTGCAACTCCATATTTGTCTTTTATTTCGGCAACAAGTTGATCTCTCGGTGTTTCGGAAAGTCGGCTAATTTCTGAGATTAGAGTTTGAATATACTTGATTTGCTTTTCAGATGCCTTTGTTTGCGTTTGCTCGTGTGTTTTTTGTTCTTGTGCATGTCCGTTCTCTTCCATGTCCTCAAGGTCTTGGGTGAATACGTTTGAGGCTCCGAGCCCGGTGAGAACCGCATCGACATGAGCGCGTTTCTTGGCCATCTTCAGTATTGTGTTTGCGTTTCCAAGAGGGTTCTCCGACCAGTGGCGTTTTTCCTTAGAGTTTGCTGATCCGTAGCCTTCTCCTACAACAATTCCACTCACGGTTTTCAGTGTGCACTTAAAGAGATAGTAAACATAGTCTTCCCGCTCTTCGATTTTTATAAGCTCGAAGGAGGGGGTTAAATTGAATAGTCTCGTCAACTTTTCTGCTCCTGATTTGTACAGACTGGGCTTCTGTGAAGGGTCTCGTTGACCGGCAGGAAAGCCGTAATCGACGTTTTCTTGCAAGACCTCCTTTTGCAGCTGTCGAAACATGTCGTATTGCGTTTTGAGATCTTTGATAGCTTCTGTAGAAATTCGAGGGAGGGTGAACTCCCCCTCTTTCTTATCAAGAATATATTTTTCACTCATGCATAATCACCTCCACATTTGTGAGTTTGTCAATGAATTTTTTAGCCTCTTCTTCTTTCGAAAAAACTGCGATGGTAAATGATTCTCCCGATTTGACCAATCCGTATACTTTGTAGCTGTTTGAATGGTGATCGTAAGTATAGCGAATACAAACAAATTTGTTCAAATTCCAGACCGTGTCTTTGACTTTTAACAACATGTTATCCCTCCTCTTTTTTGGTGGCAGAAGCCACCTTTTCTTCGGTTTGAATCAATATAGTAACTGGAACATTGAGAGCTTTAGCAAGTTTTTTGGCAATACGCAAGGTCAGGTTTCGCCTCCCACACTCAAGGTGGGAGACATGGGCCTGACCAATCCCCGCTAAAGATGCAAGCTGTTCTTGTGTCAATCCCTTTTGAAGTCGAATATTCCTAAGTGTCATCTCTCTTCCCTCCTTCCACCTGTAATACTACACCGTGTAATATGATATGTCAAGTAACAGTTCGGTTACAGCCCACAAGTGATATATGATGCTCTGCTAAGGAAGGAATAGGAAGCAGTTGAAAACATTGATGGTTGGGCTATGGTGCAGGACTTAGCTCACGATTACTTCTGAAACTTGCTGATATTTTTGACGTTTCCGTTTCGTACAAAAAAGAGGGGCAAATACCCCTCTCAATAATTTTTCTTGATTTCTTCCAATATCCTGAAGTCTTCCTTTTCGACCATATCAATATAGTTTAACATTTTTTCACTCCAACCACTGAACAGAAACACTCTCTGTTTCTGAGCAGGTTGAATCGCAGTTCCGTAACCAGCTAAATCGAACGAATAGAATTTTGTGGTTTTGTTCTTTGCCAAGTATCGATTGACGCTTTCCACGACACTTGACATGTACCCTTCTGAATAAACCTGCATATCAGAGAACAAGAGAATTCGGTCTGGAACATAATCGTTTTTCTCCAAAAGTTTCAATGCTTCCTCGACGTAGGTAGCATGCCCTACGTCTGTGTTTTTGATTGTCTCCATATTTTTTAAAATCCCGGAATCCCTGGATAATGGTACAACTTTCGCTGTTGTACCAAAAGCTACAACCAAGGATTCATCAGAAACATATCGTGCTATTGAACCCATTAAAGTTGCAATATCGATATACTCCACAACAGAATTCTTGGAAATGGAGTTGTGCATCGAGCCACTGGTGTCGACTATTATAGCTGTTCTTCCGTCGAGTTTAGGCAAATTTTTGACGGATAAGAACAGCGCAATTTCCAGCGCTCGCAAAACTTTTTGCTGGTATTCTCTCGAAACATTTGAGAGGCTCGAAACTTCCCTGTATGCCGAATAAAACCGAAATGGGAACTGTTTCGACTTCAATACGGCTTTTTCATCCTTCAATTTTTCAACGACCGAGTCCAAAGCT